ATACACTTTAATTATTTTATTGGCGATCAACTTATCAATGTAAAATACAGAGACGGGCATAAACACTTTAAATTATTCAAAGGAGCTGAAAAAGTATTCTATAATATTAACAGCATTGTAGGTTTTGAATATTGTGTTATTGTTGAAGGCGAAATGGACGTATTAGCATTACACGAAGCAGGGATTACTAATGCAATATCTGTTCCTAATGGTGCAACCTTAGGCACAAACAATCTCGAGTACTTAGATAATTGTATTGATTACTTTGAAGACAAATCAAAAATCATTATTGCAGTTGATTCAGACGCTGCTGGGCAAGCCTTACAGACAGAACTAGTTAGACGACTAGGATCAGAAACTTGTTATATTGCAACTTTCGATGATTGTAAAGACGCAAACGAATACTTAATTAAATATGGAAAAGAAGCATTATCACAAAGAATATCAAGATCTAAACCTGTTCCGCTGGAAAATGTTACTACATTCCGTGACATTGAAGATGAAGTCACGGATTTTGTTAGAAATGGTTTCAAACCTGGGTTTCAAGTCGGACTCGATAACTTTGATAGCATATTTTCTACTTATACGGGTCAGTTTATTACCGTTACTGGTATACCTAGCAGTGGTAAGTCTGATTTTGTTGACCAAATGGTTGTAGGTTACAATGGTAAGTATGGTTGGAAAACAGCATTTGCTTCACCAGAGAATCAACCTACTTATTTACATGCTCATAAACTAATGCGTAAAACCTGGGGCGATATGCCTTCAGCAGAAGATATACACGGAGAAAAGTGGAATCAAATAGCAACGCATGTTAATAGTAGTTATTTCTTTATAGACATGGAACGTTATACGTTAGAGTCTGTTCTTAGAAAAGGTGCTGAGTTGGTTAAACGTAAAGGTATTAAATGTCTTGTTATAGATCCATTTAATAAGGTTAGAGCAACAGATGCTTCTGGAGATGTAAATGTTTATACGTTAGAATATCTACAACAGATAGAAGTCTTTGCTAAAAAGTATGATGTATTAGTTATCGTAGTTGCTCACCCAACTAAAATGTATAAAGATAGAGAAGGTAAAATAGAAGAACCTACTATGTATAATATAAAAGGTGGTGGTGAATGGTATGATGCTTCGTATCATGGTTTATTAGTTCATAGGAATTATGAAGATAAAACAGTTAAATGTAAAGTACTTAAAGTAAAGTTTCAAAACCTCGGTGAGAACGGAGCAGAAGCGCATTTTAAATGGGAACCACGTTCTGGTTGTTTTATACCTCATGAACCATTAGACACTAGTGATGATAAAATGCCTTGGGACTAAGTGGCGGTTAAAAAAGGTGTAGACATGGGAGATTATCTTCCTTCTGATAAAGAAAGAAAAGCACATGTTTGGTGTGTCAATAATGGCATTTATATATCACCACAAGCTAAATCTTTAATAGAATGGTTTATATGTATCGATATGAATAAAAAGATAAGTATAAGTCCAGTTACATACAAAAAAAACGAAATATGGAAACAAATATTCAAGTATTACACATATTATTATGACAAGTATGAAAAATAGTTTTAAAAATGCAGATGAAGCCTACAGATATTTATTAGACAAAATAATCTTAGAAGGAGTTGATTTTGACGACACTAAAGCTTTGTTTAACGTAGGTTTCTACATAGAAAATCCAACAGACAATTCTATTAGAGATCTTAGTAGGAAATGGAATCCAGTCTATGCTATGAGAGAATGGATGTGGTATTTATCTGGTGATCCTAATGCAGAAGAAATATCAAAGTTTGCTCCAATATGGAAAAACATGATGGACGAGAATGGAAACGTTAGATCTAATTATGGTTGGCAGTGGAAACGAAACGACCAAATAGGTAAAGTTATAAAACTACTTCAAGACAATCCAAACACTAGAAAAGCAACTATATCAATATATGATGGCAAAGAGATAGATACGTATTCTAATGACACTCCTTGTACGTATGCTATTCAGTTTACAATATTAGACGGTAAATTAAATATGGCCGTTCTAATGCGTTCTAATGATATTTGGTATGGTTTCTGTAACGATCAATTCTGTTTTTCAAACTTACAAGCTGATATTGCTCATATATTACAAATAGAGATTGGTACATATTATCATTTTGCTCATAATTTACATTTATACAACGACAAATTATGAGACCAAAAGAACAAGCGTTTCATTTATTCTTTAAATTCTATAGAGATATAATAGCGGATGAAGAAAAAGCACAACAATGCGCTTTGGTAGCAGTTAATCAATTAATAAAAGAAACAGGAGCAAAATACTGGTATGAAGTTAAACAAGAAGTAGAAAATATTAAACAATTATGGAAGATAAAAAAACAATAGAATTTTGGAAAGACGGTGATTATAATGCTAGAGGTGGTTACTTTATAAGAAACAATTTAAAAGAGTTTTTTAATAAATTAATAGAAAACGGTTTAGAACCTGTTGGTTTAATTGTAGATTTAGAGTCTTTTAACTTAGAAGTAATTGTAAAAGAATAAATTATGAAATACTATCTATATCATATATTTGGTAAAAAAATAGGAGTTACATGTAATCTTAAGGAAAGATTAACTAGACAACAAGGTTATGGTTATAAAGAATATGAAGTTCTAGATTCAAGTGAATGTATAGATTACATCTCTAATAAAGAGATAGAACTTCAAAACAAATTTGGCTATAAAGTAGATAGGCAATCTTACAAAGAATTAATAACTAATAAATTAAACAAAAAATTAAATCGAATGGTATTAAACGTAACAGAACAAACAACTACATTTCCTTATCCGCTAAACAAGTTAAAGGGTAATTTAATGGATAGTTTAGGTATTCAATTAGATAATTCTTTTGGTAAATATCTTTTAACGCCTGACCTATGCGATTGGATAGTTAAAAACGCTAAAACATCTATGTACAATCCAGCTCGTTCATTTATTTATAATAAAGCAATGGATGAGTATTGTAAATCATTAGGTAAGAAAAGTCCAGCAATGGAACATAAAAATCAACCTGAAGAAGTTGAAGTTGAAGTTCCTAATGTATATGACTTGATTAGACAATGGGCTGATGAGCGTGGCATATACAGAAATGGTGATACTAAAACTCAGTTTGTAAAACTAATGGAAGAAGCTGGTGAATTAAGTAGATCTATTCTTAAGAATGATAAAGATGAATTTATTGATGCGATAGGCGATATGATGGTTGTATTGACAAATCTAGCTGCCTTAGAGGGATTAAAAGTTGAAGACTGTATTGTATCAGCTTATGACGTAATTAAATCAAGACATGGTCAGATGGTAAATGGTACTTTTGTAAAAGAAAATAAACCTTTAATAACAACATTATAATGAATAAAGTATCAATAGATTTTAGAGATCCTGTAGTAGAAAGAGTAGTGCAAAAGTTTGTATCAAGATCAGATATTGGTTTTGCTAAATACGGAACTACATTACATGAAGAACGTACAACAAAGATGAAAGGTCTTGCTAAGTACTTAAACGATGTACAAGAAGAGTTAATGGATGCAATTCTTTATATACAAGCATGTAGAGAAGAAATACAAGATTTAACAGAAGAAGCATTAATAAAAGAGTTTGACGATTCTGAAGTTTTAGATTTTGGTTATTTAGAAAATTTATGTAGTAGTTCTATCGGTGATATTAAAGTTAATTACGAATTAGTAGACGCTAAAAAAGAAAAGTATGGTCATCGTAACTAATGAAGAGGATAAGTAGGAAAAAAGGACCAGTTGTTTCAAAGAAGGTAATATATAATGGTATTACCTTCGCTTCTGGTTTGGAAAAGTATATGTATAAAGCTTTAAAAGATGCTAATATAGATTTTAGATACGAAGGCGAGAACTTTGAATTATTACATGCTTTTCAGTTTAGTAATAACTGTTATGAACGGCAATCAAATGGTAAAGGTGATTTCGTGAATAGAGGTAATAAAAAAGTTCTCAATATAAAGTATACTCCAGATTTTACTGGGTGGGATTTTATAATAGAAACAAAAGGTAAAGCGAATGATTCTTTTCCTTTACGCTGGAAAATGTTTAAAGATTGGATGACAAATAATAATGACACTAGAATACTATACAAACCTCAATCGCAGAAAGACTGTGATGAGACCGTTAGATTAATATTAAAACAAAGACAAGATGACGTTAAACAATGATGAAAAAGGTTGGGAATTAGCAATTGGCACATATCCAGGTATTCTGCTTGGAATTAGAACCTATGAAGAACAAACATTCAATACACATGTGTTATATTTACCATTCATAAATATTATATTTACTATAGACAAATGAAAGAAATAGAAAGATACGATAGAAAAACAATATTCTCTTCGTTAAAAGATTATGATTTTTTAGCTAAAGAACATGGTTATGTAGAAATAACCGAATGGAATAATGGAGAAGGATTTGATATAAACGTTTGTAATTATACAGATAGAACAATAGGAATTACTCACGGAGAGTTTAAATTGATTAAAAAGCTTATTAAAGAATTAGAAAAATGAAAGAACAAAGTTTAATTGAAATGAAAAATAAAGTAGAAGCTTTAGTTAGAGTTCTACAGCAAGTAATGGACGAACAACAGCATTTAACAACATTAGCCGCTGGAACGTTACAAACTTTAAAACTAATGCCTAGTTATGACGATGCTATCAAACTAATGACTGAAAGATTAAAACCAGAAAGCGCACCTATTGATATTGAACCATTAACGGAATAACTTATAAGTGCTATACACACTAAATAAAGAAAGGGGATACACTTAATTGTGATCCCCTTTTCTTATATAGAAACTTTGAGTATGTTGCTCATCTTATATTGTTTCTATTATCTTAAACCTTGTTTTTTCAAACCTCCTCTTGTTAGATTAGATTTTTTTAAACTTCTAGCGTTAGTCTCTGGTTTTTCATCTTTATCTTCCATGCCTAAATTCCATGCGCTATAACCCATCAATAAGAATACTCTCTGCCAGTTCTCTGTTTCTGAATCTAAAGCAGCCATAATATTCTGTGATTTTTGATATATTCTATCTAAAGGTATATTATATCTAGCCGTAGTTAAAGAAGTAAGAGCTTCAATAGCATATTCATTATCAAGACTAAATCCTTTATACATTATTTCGTCTTTATTATATTCAAATGCTTTATATGCTTTAGCTACTGATCTAAGTTTAGTTCCTATAGCAGGAGCAACGTTTGCTAGTTCTAACAATACATCACCGTAACCTTTTGGATCACCACTTTTTTCATACCATTTAACTATAGCATTTTTAGCTACAGACATTAATACTCCTGTTAAACCAGCACCTCTTAATATTGTATCTAAAGCACCGTTTATAGTTCTCATTTCTGCAGTAGTAAGTTCTTCTTCGTCATCATCACCAAATATCTTAGTGAATAAAGCATTTTGAAGCATGTTAAACATAACGTTTTGAACTACACCATAATATACTATCTTTGAAACATTGTTTACAACACTTCCTCTTCCTTTAACTAAATCAATTACTGATTTCTTTATAAGTCTTGAATATTGAAAAGGAGTATTTAAGAAGGCTAATAGCAATCTACCTCTAGTACTTGCTTGATTTTTAGATATTTTAGAAACATCTGCTGATTGTTGCGACTGTTCTGATACATCATAGAAGTCACTCATTGTTTTAGTTTCAGCTTCTTCATCTGATAGACCTTGTTTTTTATATGTATCTAATCTATTTCTATAGAAACTAGCACCACCTAATGCAATAGCGAAACTATCCATAAATCTAGTAGCATTGAATCCGTTTTTAAGTAGATAATAGTTAGCCGCTTTTAACTTATCTCCAAGACTTTTATTTCTTGGATCGTTCATCATTTGAGCAAATTCAGCTTCAGCAACGTCATTCATAAGTCCAGATCTTCTATCTTTAGAATAATCTGATCTCCATATAGTCATGAAGTCTTCTATAAACTGAGGCATATTTAAAAATGCCTTACTAGCTTTTAATATATTGTTATCACTAGTATTTATATAGTTTATAGCTCCTAATGTTTGTAGAGCAGCAGAACGAACGTTCCACCACATTACATCAGCTGTAGCACCATTTAACCAGTTTAAAAATTCATCATTAGAACCTTTCTGTCTGTTAGTACCACTTTCCATTCTATCTAACATATTCCTTAAAGCACTAGCATATTGTCTGCCATAAACAGCTTCTATCTTACTCATGTTATCTTTAGAGAATATCTTATCTACATTGTTCTGCCATTGTTCTAAGTATTTTTTTCTATTAGACTTAGATATTACAGTGTTTATATCTCCAACAACACTACCAAAACCCCAATTCTTATCTGGTTCTATATATCCATTAGCTTGTTTAGATAATAACGAAACGTCTGTAGCAAAATCTCTTAGTTTTTTATTAGTTCTAACTAATTGAACCAAATTAAACATGTCTTTTGAATCTAATCCAGGTATATCGTATTTAGCATTTTTCCAAAGATAAACCCTAACAGCTTGATCTATAGTATAACCTTCATATCCAGAATCTTCTTTCAACAACTTAGTTATACCTTTATGTTTGTTCTTTATTAAGTCTTTCCAGTCTTTATACATAGTCTGTCTTGCTTTCATTAAATTAAGCATCGCAGTACTATAAGGTTTTAATAAATTATCTTTAAAGAAATCTAACTGAGCCTCTCCCATCGCGCCTTTACCAGAAGCAAGTGTATATATTAAACCTAAGAAATCCTCATCTTGTGGTGGTAGATAGAATTCATTTTTACCTATGTTTTTACCTATGTTTTTAGCAGTTTCAGGAGAGAATTTTTCAGAAGATTTTACTCCAGTATTTTCTTCTATTATATCATTCATTGTTTCTTCTAGACTAAACTTAACTATTGCATTTTGTTTTGTTTTAGATATATCTTTGTTTTTAATATCAACAGCATTTAACACCTGTTTAGTTAAAGGACCTTTGGAATTCTTATCAACCATGAACTCAAAGTTATTGTAACCTTCTGCAACTTTACTTATTATAAAATAAGCAGTTGATTTATCAGACATTTTAGATCTACTAGGAACTTTAAAAGTTACTACGTCTTGTTGTGTTCCTACTAATAATCTACTATTTAAGATAGCTCTATCTATGTCTCTAGCAACAACCCATTGTTGTCCTATGTTTAATCCTTGTAAAAATTCAGATATTTTACCATTTGATTCTTCTGCTAAACTAAATTTAACTATATCACTTTTACCTTTAGCCATATTATTTAGAACTTCTGCTCTAATAATATCATCTTTAAGACTGTTATATAAGTTAACATTTCTTTCAGCTACTTTAGATAAAAATTCCTCGTTACGTATTAGTCTTCTAGCTTCTTGAAGTACCATTACGTCACCAAATAACTCTCTTAGTGCTGTTCTTCTATCAAAATAAGCGGTTGGCCATAGTTTATTACCTGTTTTATCATTCATTTCAGGATCTTCAAACTGTAAAATCTCTGATTCAGCATTACTTCCACCAAACTTATTTATTATTCTAGTAGCATCTTCTATTCCGTAAAATGATTGTAAGAACTTAACTCTAGTTATATTACCTATTTTCTTAAGATTACCTTTATCATCAAATTCTTTTAATCTAGGAGGCAATTTCTTAGATGCATAACTAGATTCCCCAGTAACAGCATCAATAGGGTGATTAATAACATCGTATAATAACTTCCATTCATTATACATTAAAGATTCAAGTCCTTCACCTGTTTCAAAAGTCATTCTTTTCATCATTGTCTTAGACAAATCAGATAACTTCTCTTTAAAATTACGGAACTCTAAAGTCTCAATGTTTGGAGAATATAATATTTCACGAGCAACATCATCTATAACGATTTTAGCAGGTGTGTCTTGTGTAGATAAAGCTTTAAATGTTTTTATTACATTACCAGTAGATAGATCAAAAGAATCAAAAGACTTTAAGTTTTTAAGTTCTTGTTTTTCTTCAGGTGTTATATCTTTTTTAGATTCTAGTTCTAAACCACGTCTTAAATCACTTATCTCTTTTTTAAGTTCTTTTATTTTTGCTAGATTAGTTTCTGTTTTTAATTTCTTATTAGCAGGAACAGAAGGATCTGTAGCTTCTGTTACATATAGTGCGCCAAAAGGTATTGTTTCAATGTCTATATAATTACCTTTATCATCTGTAAATCTAAATACAGGATCACTTAATAAAACTGCTAAAGCATTTTGCTCTTGTTCAAAGTCTTGTTGTGCTTCAAAGACAGTTTCACCTTCGTCCATTAAATAACCTTCATCACCACCAAAACCGTCAGATATATTAGATTCTTTAAACATTTCACCTTCTACATCTTCTGTAAATTTTTGAGTAGTTACGTTACCTGTATTAAGTGCAACCTTCATTTTATTACCTAACTGAGAATTTATCCAAGCATTTAAGTCGTCATTTTCTTTTACGATGCCTTTTTTACCTTGATAACCTTTTTCATCTTGTGTCTGTACTTTGTCTTTAAACTCTTTACTGTCAGGATCAAGACCTTTACTTATTAATTCTTGCTTATATTCTTCTCTTTTTTGTAAAAATTCTTTATTAAAGTTACGAATATGAGGAATTAAAGCCATTTGAGTTTCCATTATCATATCTAACTCACTATAGTCAGGTGTGTTTGCGTAACCCAGTGATTTAGCTTTACCTTTAACTATAAACTCATATTCTTTTAATATGTCATATAAAGAAGGATCTCTTTCACTATTTATTTTTTGTGTAAAAGTATCTTTATTGTAGTTTTTATTTACGTCTTTTTTAATTTCATCTGCAGATTTTTTTTCACTTAAAGAGAATTTCTTTTGTGGTGCTGATGGTTTTGATTTTGTAACATCTTTATCGCTTTTTATACCTATACTAGCGCCTTTATTACTCATTTTAGTCAATGCCTTACCCCAATTTCCAGTTTCAATGCTATTATTATAATCTTTTAAGAAATTATAAACATCTTTACCAGAATTAAATTTTACATCTTTTATACCTAGGTATTGTAAAACTCTTCTTATTGTATCTCCAAGTTTTGTAAATGTATTTTCATTATAAGTTACATAACCACGTCTCAAAGCATCGGAATATAGAACTATTGCTTCTTCCCAGAAAACACCATCTAATCCACTCATATAATCATTATGCTTCGCTTTTATTTCTGCCATCTTAGATGGGTTGTTTCTAGCTTCACGCATATTTATTTCATACCTTGCAATCGCTTCAGCTTTGTCGTTAGTGTTTCTTTCCATATATGCACCTAATCTTTTTGCATACTCTACGGGTAAAGCACTTTCGTCTAATCCTTTTTTCTTTAAGTTATCATTTATTTTCAACAATTCTTTAGCCAAAGCATTACCTATTAGTTTTTGTGCTTCAGGATTTTCTTTTAAAGTATTCTGAAGTACTCCGTGTAAAAATTCGTGTTGTATTACACCTGCGTCTCTACTCTTAGATTCATTAATGACTATTAATTGAGTATTTTCTGGAATAGAATCTGGATCTTTAGAATATTTTTTTAATGCAGCAGAACTTAAAGCAAATCCACCTTGAGAACTGTACATAGAGACATCTTTTTCAGGTATACCTACTTCATTAATTAAGTAATTATTAACTTCTTCAGTAGTAGAAAAACTTTTAGTAGAAATACCTTTAGCTACACCTTTATTTATAGCGTTTAATATCTGTTTGTTTTTTATTTTTAAATCATTTGAATACTCTATATCTAATATATTCTGTCTAATTTGATTTATCTTTTCATCTAACTTAGGGTGAAAGGCTTTGTCTACAGATTCTTTTTCATTTTGAAGTTTAGTAACCTTATCTAACTCCCTCATAACAGGCATTGCTATTTCTGGAGATATTGATTTAGGTATTTTATTTACATTATTATCATAAATATCCACATCGTCTTTCAAAGCTTTTACTTGATCTAATGTGAACACTTTTTGATCTACTAATCCATCTACTATTTTTACAAACTCTTTTTTATTTTTAGCTAAAGTATTTAATGAAGTTAAATTATCTACATTATTATCATTAGAACTAAAACTAGGTATTTTAGCTTTAGAAATCAAACCAGAAGATATAAAAGAAAGTATCGATGTATTCATGAAATCATCTCCTGTCATTACATCATTAACTATCTTCTTACCAGCTTCTTGATTAGTAAGTCTGTTAACTCCTAATTCACCTGCCTGTTGTATATTCTCTTGAATAACTTCTTTACCACCTTCTTCAGCGAACTCAACTAAGTTTCTAGGTGTACTTTTAATTATATCATCTATATAAGCTACAAATCCTTTTTCACCTGTTTTCAAGTATTGATCTATAGCTTTTTTAATTACATTTTTAGAACCAAATACATTTTCTACTAATTTAGTTTGCGGGTTGATTGCACCAGTTGTACTATATAGAATAGCCATTCTTTGAGCGCTGGTAGAAGCAAGTTTAAAAGCTTCTTCATCATTTATCCCAGCATCTCTAGCTGCTTTTAATGTATCCTCGTAACCTTGAGAATATCCTAAAGCACCTTGTGCTATCATAGAATAACCAGTAGCTCTATCAAGTGGTATTCTTTTTAATAATTGAGAACTATCATTTAATATAGATGTGAACCTACTAGTTTGTCTAGCTCCATTTAAAGCTAGTCTAGCTCCACTTGCCATAGCGCCAAATTGTCCAATTCCACGAGTAACAGCTGCCTGTATTAGCATATCAGCCATTACGCCTGAAGTTTGTACTGCAGCGCCTTGAGTACTGAATACGAAATCAGATGGAGCGTACTTAGATGTTTCTACTATGTTTTTATACTCAGATTCATCAAATAAATCAGTAACCCTTATCTTTGCATCCGTGTCATATATTTCTCCTTTAGAATCAACTAAATAGTTTGTTCCTTTATATGAAACAGATTTACCAGAAGCATAGGCAATACCTCTGTCATCTGGTCTTATAAATTTATTTTCTTCGTCTAAAGCTCTAATACCTTCAGCGGTAGTATCCATTCCTAAAGTGTCATAAACCGTAGCACTAATCTGCTTAGTTCTATCAGATACTGCGTTCCACCCAGATTTACCCATTTTACCAAGTGTGTCCCAAGAAAAGAAATCAGTTCCTCCTTTTTTAGACTCTTCGTATATTCTTTTATTTTCAATATCTCTATCTTTTAACTTTTGAGTTACTATAGGGAAGTTTTTTTCTACGTATTTTGATATACCATTAGTATTGAATATTTCATTTCGTACTATTTCTTTCTTGTCTCGCATACCAAAAGCTATTTCTAAGTCTTGATCAAGATCTTGTTTAGTAAAATCCCTTCCTTGCATATCTTCCATATACATATTAAGCATTTTCTTTTTAGCAAGTTCTTTGGCTAAACCTATATTATATCTTGAAAATGCAGCGTTACCAGTACCTTCGTATAAACCTTGTGCTTCTTTTTTTAGGAAGTCTTCTTTATATCCTTTTTTATTTAAGTAACCATCGAAATCATCTGGATTAACACCTATATCTTGTAACTCTTTAGAACTATAGTTTTTATCTACAAAACTATCATCAATGCCCTTCTTATTAGAAGAATAGTATAAATACGGATTCAATAAATTAGAATCAGTTAATTGTATTTTATTCTTAATAGTGTCTATACTATATTTTAAATCTCTTCTTTTGTTTTTTGTGTTACCAGGATTGTCGATGCTTTCTACTAAGTCATCGATAGCGCCTGATCCAGCTGTAAAATAACCTTCAACTTTTTGTTCTTTCCTACCTTTAGTAGTAGCAGTTTTAAAATTTTGTTGGTTTACTTGATTACCAGTATTACCAACCATGTTATATAATCTACTTACATCTACTATACTAGGACTTGCAGATTCAGATGGTGGCGGTGCTTCGCCTTTTTTCTGAAGTTCTTCAATAGTAGGTAATCTAAATTTTTGAGGCGCTGAAGTACCACTTACCGATTTTGAATCCGTATCTTTTGTCAGTGCTTTGTTTTTTCTTGGCGTTACAACTGCACTCTTTGCACCGCCTTTTGACTTTTTTGCTCCTTCATTGTCTAATAAAAACTGCATTCTCTGTAACTGAGAGTATTTTGATATATCAACTGTTGATCCGTCTGGTAAAGTATATAAGTCTTCCATTTTTTATATTTTATATTTTTTGTATCTAGCAACGTATTGCATATCTGATTCACCTTGCTTCTTAGGATTAGCGGTCATCCAATCTGATAAACTAGCTTCTCCAACTTTTCCTTGTAATTTTTTAATTTCTCCTTCTCCAGCGGTAAGGTCTAATGCTAATCTAGTTCTACTCTCAGCTTTGTTTATATTGTAATTAGTTAATGGTCTATAATCATTAGCTGATTCTTCGTAATATAAATCAGATTTAGGATATTCAGAATAGAAAGCTTGTTTAGGATCATTTCCTTTTAATTTGCCAGATTCATACTCTTCTTTTATTGTTTTATCACTTCCTTTAATGCTAGACGCTCCTTGTAACCATTTTTTATATAGATCGTCACCAGTAATAAATTTACTTGTACCTCCAGCTAATCTGTTTAGATTTTCAGCATAGTATTTTCTAGACCTATAATCGTAATATGCTTGACTTTCACCTTGTTTCTTCTTAGGACCTTTAATTAAATTGTCATAATAATCAGATCTATAGTCTTTACCAGTGTCTTCACCACCACCACTTTTATTTGTTGTTCCTCTAAGATCAGCGTTACTAGGTTTGTCTTTTAATTTAACGTCAGCAGTAGGATCCCAATATATAACACCTTCTTTAGTCGTGGTTTTTTCGAAATTATTAACCATGTTTTGGAATGATTTCTCAGTAAGCATTTCTGTAAGCATTTGTTTTTGAGACTCAGTACTTCTAGGCTGTCCTTTTTCATCTACTACAAATTTTTCATTATAGAATAATGGACCTTTCTCTAATGTGTAATTTAACATCGCTTTAAGTCTAGTAACACTATCGGCACCAATCATACCTGTTGCTGTAACCTCTGCTTTCTTACGTATTTCGTTTTTAGCAGCAGTTACTTGTAATCTTCTTCCACCTGTTATTTGATAAATATCTCTTCCATTACCTCCAGATGTACCTTTACTATCAAGATCAAAAGTTTCGTAGTCTTTTAATAAAAAACCATCATATATATTTCCTTTTTTATCAACTATAGTCTCTTTAGCTTGAGTGTTAAAAGTATCTAAACTTTCAACAGGTACTAATAATCCGTCTTCAGTTTCAGTTTCTGATTTATTAAAGTTTTTAGAATATATCTTAAAATTAATATCTTTATTATTATCTTTATGTTTACCTGTTACAGTTAATATTAAACCATCTCCATCTTCATCTTTTTGTATATCTATTTTTGGATCTATGTATCTTTGTTTCATATTACCAAGTATTTCAAGACCAGCAGTGTTATTCATTATTTCATCTTCGTCTTTACCATTAACAAAATGACCACCTACTACACCAACTTTACTACCTTTAGTATCTAACTTCCAAGTAGCAACTTGACCAGCTAATGACTTAGCAAAAGTAGAAGAACCTTCTAAAAGAGAGTTAGCATTTCTAATATTTTTTAAATATTCTTGTCTTTTATTAGGATCGTTTTCATTTAACAATAATATTCTACTATCAGCAGCACTTTTTATAGAATCTTGCATTATAGAATAAATCTGTTTATCAGCAACGTCATCAGTGTGTGTTTGCTTTACAGCCCATTCAGATAACTTTTCGTTATAATAAAGATCAGTCTCATTTTTTCTATCTTGAAGTTTTTGAAGTGTTAACTTATACTCTTTTTCTTCTTGACGTTTTCTTTCACCTTTTTCTATTAAAGCTCTAGACATAGAAGTAGAAGCATCTACTATAGCTGAAGAAATCATTTCGCTACCTCTTCCTGGTTGAATTATAGGTGGATTTTCGTAATACCCCATTGATGTTTTTTTTTAATTGTTTATAAAATACTAACCAGCAGATGCAAACCCACCAGCTATATTTCCAACAGCACTTATACCAGATGCAATAGCCGCTCCTTGAGCTTGTTTAGCGGCCGCTTGATTTGCTTGCGCTTGAGCCTGTTGTCCAGATAACCTATTTAATTTAGATATATCCCTAGATTCTTGCTCTCCGTACTGGAACTTAATACCTTCTGTTTCTGCTTGTTGTAATCTCTGACCTTCACTAAATTGAACACCTTGAACTCTTTGAGCTTCTGACATTTTCATTTTCTGCATGTCAGATTCGCCTTGTGCTTTCATTTTTTCATTAGCAGCTTCTTGCTGTTCTATACTAGCAGATACACCTTTCTTACTTTGTAAAGCCGCTTGAGCTAAAGCAGTTGCTCCACCAGCACTTGCTCCAGTGGCTCTTAATGTATCTAAAGTATTAGCTAAAGATATATCTGCTTCTTCTGCTTGCATTTCTGCTGCTTGAGTAGCGACACCTAAATTAGCGTATGGATTACTAACCATTCCGCTTAGATCTTTAGCGATTCCACTTAAATCTTTAATACCAGCATAAGGATTAGGTATAGCTTGTCTATTTTTTTCTATAATAGCTATTTCAGCTGCTTTTCTATCAGCTTCATTTTTATATCCTTTTGCCGCTTGTTTAGCTTGATTAGCTTGTACTAAAGATCCTCCTACTGCTAAAGCTCCTCCAACTATTGCTGATATTACTGCCATATTACTTTATTTTTTTTGAAATTTCATAAGAAGGATTATCATCTACTGTATATCCTAATTCTTTATGTATGTTTAATAATCCTTTGTTTCTACCTACACTTAATATTATACTATATCCAGCTAATATAGCTACGTTTTCTAAACTTTTTACTAAAAGTTTTAAAGCATCTACTCTATCTTCTTCCCTATAATCAGGGTCAGATACAATCCACTCTGTCCATGCGACCTTAGCATTTGTAAGGTACAGAAATCCAGAAGCTATAGCTTTACCATCTTTTTCAATAATAAGTCCTCCTAAGCCATCTAACGGCATTAGGTCTTTTGTTACTTCAGGCCAACCCCATGCTTTCCACCATACTTGCATCGTTTCCCAATCTGATTCTTGTAATGATCTTGCTTCTAATTCCATTTGATTTTATTTAATTTAATATACTGAGAAATCGTAATTTGTCGATGCTGAAAATAATTCTTTAACACCTCCTGGTTGTGTAACATTATCTATTGACATGTCAACTACTGCAAAGTAACCTTTTATTCCTGATATTTCATTACCAAAAGATACTTCTCCTTGAGTTGGTTCGCTTTTGTTAATTAAAGCAGCCATATATTTATTTTCTTTTCTGTCAAATCCTGCTCTATTTATAGGTGGATATAAAGTACTTGGATATGAATTACCATAATCGTCATAAGATCCTTCAACATAACTAAACACAGAAGGAGTTGCTAAAACACCTGTTGTATCTTGTGTCTGGATATAATTAGGACTTAAATAATCTGCACCAGTAAAATCTGATACGAAAGAATCTACTTGCCAACCATTAGAACCTTCGTAAGAAACAGTTTTAAATATTTTTACATTACTTGCTGCTTCATTAAAAATAAATCTTATAGAAGCGTTATATTGCACTCCATAAAACTTGCATCTAGTATTAATTGTTTCGTCATAGTGAGACCAAAGTTTACCACCGTTTAAAGAATAAAATTTACCTTTTAAACTTAAAACTTGAGAAGGTTTAAAAGTATAAAAACTTGTAAAACCATTTGCATCTTCATTAAATCCTAACGTATTGTATTTTTGTACTGGATTTGTACTAGATGTTTGAGTAGATATTGTGTATTGTTTATTATGAGTGTCCCAACCACCAATTACTTTTCCAGGTCCATATACCGCATTGTTTATACTAGCAAACTCATCTCTAAAGTAATCTGTCATACCATACTGTGATATTTCAGTTATACCGTCTTGCGATAATCTTAACACAGCATTTCTATATCTATCTGTAAAGTATTTTCGATAACCGTAAACAGCAAAACTACCAGGGTCCTTGCTTATGCCATAGTTACCAGCATAAGATTGAGTCTGTCCAATAACAACATTTGACGATGTTAAAGTACCTGCTCCTTCTGCTGAATATATAGCGTCTTTATCAATTAAAGCTCTACTTACTTTGTTTTCTTGAAACACTATTAAGTTAGTGTCTTCAGCATATAATTTTTGAATAGAACCATTTGCTGGATCTAAACTTTTTGTTATTTCTTCGCCAGATGAGAATTGATTAGTGTTGTTAATTCCAGTTCTAGAATTAAATATACCTGAATATATTAATGAGTTAGATCTAATAGACGCAGTATTTGTTGTGTCAACTATATACGCTTTTACTCCTAAGTCAACAGATAAGTTGTTATATCCACCTCGTATCCTAGCTTCTTCAATAACCCATTCTTTAGCTGGTTCAGGAGAAACCTCTGCTATAGGCCAACCGGTATTATCACCGTTAATAGTAGTCGGTATACCAAAAGAACCTCCCCATATAGGAGTATTCGCTTCAGCAAACACTTTTTTAAGTAAAAATGTATTAAAATACTTTATTTCTATTACTGTTGCCATGTATTTATTATCACTTATTTATTAATTCATTTACTATTTTATATTATTCATCATAAGCTTCAAATCTACCACAACCACCTCCATTTATCATTTGAACACCTAATCTATATGAATAAGAACCAGATGGAATAGATACAGGAGAATTACCTGTTAATAATCCAAAATCATAACTTTCATATACTAATATTGTAGTTCCAGACGGTACTGGAGTAAGTTCTAATTCAACGTATCCTTGCTCGGTATCGTAATTAGCATCTGCATATACTCTAGCAAACCACCCATTTCCTGATACTTCAATAGTACCAAATGTCTCTACATATCCTCCAGGAGAAACTACACATATTTCAGTATCACCGTCAATTATGAATGATTGTATTAATGGATATTGAACAACTATATTAATAGAATCAGTAGCTCCTCCTGCATCTGTCAATGTTACTGTTAAGTTATATGTTCCTGATGCAGAACCACTAAGGTTTCGTAATAACCCGCCACTTGTTATTGTAAATATTGGATTGCCAGTAACACTCCAAGTTAAATCTGCAGTACTATTGCCACCAGCAGGATTAGAACCATTTACACCGTTAAATTGATACACGTTTATTTCACCAGTAGTTTTAATTATTGGATTTGGTATTGCAGGATCTTCATCTATTGTAGGAGATACGTTTGTTAGATTACCAGTACGTATAAAATTTTCAGATACTACTGGTGAACCAATACTAGCTATGATGTTAAATTCATACGATTCAGCATTAACAGCATTAAACCCATAGTAAAAATAAGCTCCAGGTGCAGTTTTTATCTTATATATTGGACTATCAGTATCATCTATAGTAAATTTACTAGTTACGTTAACACCTGTAAGAGTAAATACTGAAACTATTTCAACATTATCAGGCGTTATCTCCACTCCTAAAACATCTCTAAAAACAAATCCATCTCCAGAAACCATAGTTTCAGGTGAAGAAGATTCAAGTAATTCAAAAGTCCAACCTGATAAACTAGCTATACTTTCGTCAGATCCTAATTGTATCGCGGTATTCAAATCGCTTATTAGTCCAGTTGTAGATGTTTCCCAATATATATCAAGTTTTGATTCTATAGGTCTTGTTTCATAAACTGCTAAATTTATCACGCTTGAAGTTGCTATTACTCCTAACTCAGCTACAGTTGAAATTCTAGCTATCAATGGATCAGAATCAATTTGATAAAATTCTGCAAACCCAGGATCTGGTGACACTGGATAGACTCCGTTAGGAAAAAATAAAGAATTATTTGTAGCTATTGTACTAGCGAAAGCGTATGTATTATCAGGATAGTATTGTTCGTTATTATAAAGTTCTGTATTATTATTAACTCTTGGATATAAAATAATACTACTTCTAAATTGCTTTTGAGCAGGTCCTACCTCAGATAAATCCCTAGGCACTTTATTTATATTATCATTAATCAATACTGTATGCGATGTTTTACCTAATTCTGTAGTTGGACCAGGAGCAGGTGCTGTTCCAGGATAAGCAGCCATTACTCCAGGTAAATAAACATTGTAATAATCTTGTTCAGTCTGTTTAACTACTATCTTATATGAATACCAACCAGTTGGATTATAAGAAGCACTATTTTTATCTCCATTATATAAACCAGGCCAATTTGATACTAAGTCAGGACCAGTAGGAGATATTGTATTATTAAACAGTATTTTTAACGAGTTACCTGGCCATGTCGATGGTAAAATGTCTCCAATACCTATATATGGAGCGTATAAAGAAGATGCTCCAAATAAACCAGAATCAGCAATATTAATTAAATCTGATAATATAACACCTGATTCTCTACCGAATTTATCACCTAGTATAATTCCTACCTGGTAATTTCTATTTTGTTTAACTGAATGATTTGGATATTCTACAATACTAGTTCCTTGATTTTGTAAAAATCCAAAGTCAAATTTAGTACTAACACCTACATTATAATCTAAGTATTTTGGATATGAAAACTTATCTTGATAATTACCATATATAACTCTATTTCCAGCAACCTCTTGACTCAACGCTTTAACAGGAGTTATATCATTTACCCTTATAACATCTCGTTCTGGTAAAGTTTTAAATGGCTTTTTAGATTGATAATTATAATTATAAACAACATCGTCTGTATTCCAAAAATATAATACACCTTTACTAGCATCAGGTATTGTAGGTATAGAGTCAACTACACTAACCACAATACTGTCTGCTTCTTTATAAAGTATCTCTATCTCTACTATCTTGTATATGGAATTTAATTCATTAGCAGGACACGGAATAAATTGTTGTACAGTTGATGGAGGTGTAATTATTGGAATTGGTAAATAAGGCATTGCTATTTGCAAAAGTATATTATTAACTTTATTTTGCATAAAACTAACTATAGTACTTCGATAAGTACTCTCTTCATCGTTTACAACAGGATCTGTATCGTATAAAAAGTAACCATCTTGTTTAGGTATATAAGCTATTTGCGTAAATGGAGCCATTATAGAATATTCACCATCTTCAAATTTATATCTATAACTAAATCTAACATACCTACTTTCTAAGTAAGCTGGATCTCCAGCGTATGGATCTATTAAATAAGGGTTGTCAGTAGTTCCGTCAGGTAAAAATTCGCTGACAACATCATACATAGAAGTCTCATATTGTTTTAAATCTAATGAAGATACATTACCAGTAGTGAAAATTACTATAGAAGACACAACGAATGACGCTACATTACTACCAGATGTAGTTATACTTGTAACCACACCGCTAGTAAAAGAAGATGTACCTGGAGTCGCATAAACAGTCATGCCAACAGTTAATAAACTTGACGCAAAGACAGGCGATGGAGTAATTGTTGCGGTATAAGGTCCAGTTCCAGAGACAACACCGACTGCACCAGAAGTTAAAAGTGGTATATTAAAGTCAGAATATTTAAAAAGTTCTGGGGTATATAAAGGACTTAGTCTAGCAACTGATATTTGCTCTTCATTTGTATAATAATTGGCATTAGTAGATGCTTTTTGTACATTTATTCTTCTTGGTTGGTTTCTATTATCAGTCCAGAACAATAAGTTCTCTATTAAATTTATACCATATATTGGAAATTGAGTAGAAAAGTTTAAAAACGAACCACTAATTAGTAATTGAGTTGTATTTTGTAATTCATTATACACATATACATAATTCTTTGCTGTTGTACTATATATTGTTCCATTATAATTAGTTAAGAATACGTATATATTATTATTTGAATCATCAGTTAATACACCTATAGATTCTAATTTAGGAGTTGGATCAACTATACCAGCTAATGCATTAAAGTCTACCGTTAATTTATTACCTAGTACATTTTGTAATGTACCAACGTCTGAACCTTCTGACCTGTTTATCTGTAAATTTATAGCAGATCGGTATTCATTGTTAGGCATTAATCTATCATCAATGTCCTGGTTCATTTTTGAACTTAGAAAATTATTTTTAATTTCTGCCATATAATTAGTGTTTAATCCATTTTGATTGACCTCTTAAAACTTGAGATATTTCTTCAAGTTTTATATTAGACAATCTTATTTTGGCATTTCTTAATTTAGCAAATCTTTCTTGTTTTAATCTTTGTACTAAATACTCAGGTTGGTTTGCTCTAGTTGATATTACCGCATGCAAAATATGAGCATACATAGCTTCTTCTGCTAACTTAGGCACTTTTGTATCTAAATCATAAGCTAACCCATCTGAAATATATTCTAATACTATTAGTCTATCTATTAAGTTACTGCTAAAAGATATTTTACCCTCTCTGTCATTCATTGTGAAATAACCATTCATATTAGCGTATTGTGGGTCCATACCGTATCTTCTGCCATAAGCAGCACTTTGCACCCACATATCGCCATTATACCAATCGCCTACAAAATTTCCAGAATCAAAGGATAACTGACCGGAATTATTTCTTTTCCATCTTTCTTCAGTAATCGATGTACCCTCAATATTGGTATTAAAATTGTCCTGCGTTGGAACTCCTTCCGTGTCTTGTACTGGATTTTCATAAGTACTTACAGTAAGATTATTTGTTGGATACAATGGATGTTTTACACCATGATGATCTATTCGAGAAATTTTAACGTAGTTTACATAGTCTTGAGGTATTACGACACTTAAATTATAAGGTACTGTTAGTTCTTGAGACTTAATACTCCTTAATGTATCATAACTAAATTCTTGCATACCTCGTTTAGCATGGAATATAATGTCTGTCTTTTTTGCAGAACTAATTAATTTTCCATTACCTACATAAGCAATCATGAAATTATCAATCAAGTCATTTAAAGATATATAAGCATACGATCCATAATTTTCTTCTACTGTATTACCATAAGCGTAACTATCAGCATCATCGACGTCCCCATAATTACCGCCACTTAAAGACTTTAACTGGACAACAACATAAATACCATCAGCTAAAGTCGCTGCTGTAGTTATTGTATTACCAATAACCGAATAATTGCTTACGTATTCAGTAAACGTTCCAGGATAACCATTTGGACTAGTATATAATTTAAAGTTGTTTAAAACATATACTTCGTCTGCCGGGTTATAACTTCTAAAAACTAAATTAGTATCAAATGTTGTTAAAAAACTAGTCGTAACTCCGTCGGCTATAAAACCTTGTGCTCCTTCGTAGTACTGTCTATTAGTTTCGGTTATTAAACCATTGTTAGGTGTTGGCATGTTCTATTTAGCTTTTTGAGTTTACTTCTTCTGATTGTGCTTGTTGAGCTGCGGCTTGTACGATTTGAGGATCTTTTATTATTATACCTGCGTATACTAATATTTTTATAATTAATCTTGTCTGTTCAGACTCGTGTAGTTCAAAGTTTCTAGAACCAGTTGGTACAGGTACTGAAAGTGGATTATAAGGACTTGGGTTATATATGTATTGACCTCGTGTACCAATTGTAAAACCCCATATAGGATCTAGTGGTTTTCTAATATAGTTAGCAATTATAGAAGTATTGCCAGTTATAGAACTTGGAGCAACAACAACTCTATTAGATTCTCTAAAGAATGTAGGGTTAATTGTAGTTGATGCTGTAAGTCTAGAATTTTGTATGTAATAAAATTCGTATTTTTGTAACTCTTCTAATGGTCCTATTTGTTGGCCGTATACATTTTTATATGCTAATGTACCAAGTCTATAAAGTGAACTTGTAACACCGTATATGTCAGTTGTTGGCAGAGTAAAATAACTGCCAGCCACATTAGATACGTAAGTACAAAGTCCTGTTGTTTTAAATATAGACATCTTCTGATCAATCTCAACAACTCTGTCAGAATATTCGTAGTCACTTTGACTGACTCTTAATTGTTGATTTAAATCATCAAAATATTGTTCAAATATTTCTAACTGCACTTGTGCCGCTGTTCTATTAAACTCTTGAGGAGTCATGTAACCACGCTGCTCTTTGTTTATTATAGATAAAACTGTTTTATAAACTGTGTCTACGTTTACTGCCATTTGTTATATTTATTATAATATTTAGGCAGTTATTGCAGTTTTAATTACAATAACCGCCTAGATATTAATATTACATGTTATTTAAGTTTTTTCTCTATAGACTTAAAGACTTGTACGCCTTCATCTGTCTTAAAGAAAGCCGCCATTGCTGAGTATGGATTTTCATCAAACGGCACTGTCATTAATTTTCTATCATTCTCTCCCCACATAAATGTACGTTGATCGTGAGATAGTTTTATAATATTAGATTCTGTAGCTCTAATTGCTAAGTTTCTTAATTGTACATTATCATCATTAGCTAATTCTAAGAACAAAGAAGGATTTCTTCTAGCGAATAGTAGCAAATCTCTTTTAATCTCCTTAGAACTCATTTTATTTACTCTAGAACCAACTTCGACACGTACTATAGCTTCTGCTTCATCAATATCCATACTAAAAGCAGCATTCATCGCTTCAACTTCTAATTCTAAATAATCTAAATCGTCTTCAGCTTCTGCTGTTGGATCAAACTCAGTATATTTAACATTTAAACCTGGGTGATAAAGTGATAATAATTTTTGTAAATTTTGTTTTTCTTTTGGAACATTCAAAATACCATTTTCAAATATAATGTGACCTAATGTTGCTTGACCTTTTTGGTCTTTAACTAAAGGCGAATTTTGATTAGTTGCATATCTTATTTCTTCTTGCTCTCCTTTTACCTTATCAAACCACAATAATGGGTATCTAAGTGTATGCTTACCTTGTAACGTGTAAGTTAATGGAGCATGACTATCAGATATAACGTATGTTCTATCTTTTATTTCCCACACAGGTGCACTAGGTTTTGTTTCTTTGGCAACTTGTTTCTGGGTTGTAACTTCTACTTCTGTAGATTCTGTTACAATAACTTTTTCAATTTCTTTTTTTGCTATTGGCATAATATAATATAATTTAATAAATTTTTTTTAAAAGGTAATAATTACCCCCGTAAATTCAACGAGGGTAATATCACCAGGTTTTTATACTGAAGCAGTAAACAACACGAAGTTGTTAGCAGCTTGAGTAACTAGACATCTTTCAGACAAGAAGTGTACTTGCATTGCATCAAGATCAGAAGTGTAAGCACCTCCAACAGATCCAGTGATCCAGTTTTTCATTCTTCTGTCATCAGCTTGACTAGCTCTATAACGCACGTGTAAGAATGGTCTACGGATGTTAGTACCTAATTGTTGGTCATATACTGTAGATGTTCCAGCAGGGATAAGGATACCATCGATAGATGTGTTAGCCATACCTCCACGAGTAGAAGCGTCATTCAAGTATTTCCAGTCAGTCTTATAGAAATCGTAAGATCCTCTACGGAATCCAGAGAAACCTAAGTTCAAAGCCATTTGCTCAGAGTTTTCAAACAATCCGTAAGCAACACCTCCAGCAGCGCCAGAAGATAAAGAAGCCAACATATCATCAAAGTCAAGAGAAGTAGCTCTGTTCAAGAAGAACATGTTTTCTTCAATTGCTCCTTGAGTATCTAAGTTTTTCAAGATTGAATCAAAATCACTTAAACCTGCAGCAGCAGTAAAGTTATTTACAACATTTCCTCTTTCTTTAACAGCAGAGAAAAGACCTTGAGTTCCTTTCAATCCGTTAGCAGAAGTTAAAGTAGATCCACCAGAAACTAATTCACCTTCAATAACAGACATTTCCAAGTAATCTTCAAAACGTAGACGAGTTTCAGATTCAGCTTTTAAATACCATAAGTATCCGCTTGTTCCTTCTTCAGTGGCAACTTCAACCCAACCAATCTGAGCAGTATCAGATCCTGAGATTTGATATTTTTCTTTGATGATAATAGGTGAATTACTGTATTGAGTAAAAGATGGAGTTACAGAGTTGATAGTTGCATCAGTAGTTCCTTTTTTGAATTCAGAACCGTATACAAAGATTTTAAGATCTGTTGCAGAAGCAAAGTTTACTACGTTACCAGCACCAGTAGTCAAATCTAATTGAGTATAAGGTTTAACAGTGATAACAGCAGGGTTAGTAGAACCACCTGTTCCAGTAGCGGCATCAGCAGTAGAAGCTGTAACATAAACTTTAAGTTCTTTTCCAGTAGAAGGACTTGCCACTACTAAAGTTTGACCTACAGAAATTACGTTGTTTACGAAGTTAGCACCAGTACCACCAGTAACAAAAGTTAAAGTTGTTGCAGAAGCACAAGTTACATCTTTGTAAGCAATGTGTAATCTGTTTTGTTCAGACCATACTACTTGATCAGAAGACATTGGCATTTCAGCACCAACCATACGTAAGAATCCAGAAAGAGTTCTGTTTCCATAACGCTCTACTTCAGCTTCGTATACTTCTGGTAAATATTGTTGCGCGAAATCATTACCACTTCCGTTTGTGAAGTTTAAGTAATTTGTTTCTAACGCTTGTTGTTTTTGAGACGGTTTAATTGAACCGAATTGTGGAGTCACATTTGACATAATCGTTAATTTTAATTGTTAAATTTTTTTGTTTGTATTCTTAATTTAGAAGAATCAAAACCACTAATAGCTTTAACTTTTAACCCGTTTATAAATACGTCACCAGGAGCTTGTCTTGGTTGTGTTGAACCCGGGTTTTTAGAATTAGCTATAACTTCTTTAACAGCATCTGCTTTACCTTGTTCATAAAAGTGTTGCGCGATTTTGTCTGAGTTCGTTGCGGTGTAGAGTGCTTTGTGATAACCATTTGTATCAATAATATTACCTTCTTTATCTAGGAACTTCCCTAAGAAATTATTGATGTCTGATTGTTTCTCTGCGACCTGCTCTTGATTTTGTATTCCATACCTGAATCGTTTTTCTCCGACATTATATTCAAAACCTTTGAATTCACCGTTGAATAAACCTTTAGTATTACTTTTAAATCTAGCATGTCTTTCAGCATTCTGCTCTTCTGTCTTCTTATATCGGTTGAAAAATTCAAAAGCTTCTTGTTGATCTTTAGATACGTTTGACCTCAACTTGATTTCATCGTAATATTTTAATTTAAGATCTTCTAAGAATCTTTTTGCTTTAGCAACCTCTTCTTTGTAAGCGAGTTTTTTCTTTCTGATGTCTCGCTCTTCATCAATATCTTCATCATAACTAAATTCATCTTCCATTAGAAATTCAATTTCTTCAGAATCTAAATGCGGTCTTGATTTTTTATAATATTCTTTTAATAACACTTCGTTGTCTACAGAAGAATAATCTGTATTTAATCTAGCATAATCATCTATAGTTCCACCAGTTTCTTCCATAAAAGTAACTAGCTTTTCGATGTTTTCTGGTAATGGTTTACCAGTGTTTATTTGTTCTTGTACGTGATGTGCAATTTCTTTTTCAACCTCTTTAACGTCTACTTCTGTAATTTCGATTTCTTGAATAACATCTTCAACGGACCTTTCGTCTCTTTGTCCCACTTCTTGCAATTCCACTGTGGATTGTTCTGTGCGTAACACGCTTTCCTTTGTGCTTGATTCTTGAACGGCATCTTTTTCTGTATTAGGAATAATTACTTTTATTACCTCTTGATCTACTAAAGGTTTAGACAAATCAACCTTTGTTATGTTATCTTCTTTAGATAAATTTCTAGGTTTTCTTGGTTTCTGCATTTTGAAGTCTCCTTCTTGTTTAATAATTTCTGACATGATATAATAATATAAAATTGGTTATAATTGTTTTACATTCCGAACGATTGAATTGATTCATCTGAAAAACCTAAATCTTGACCTTCAAAATCTTTTGGTAAAGAATTGTTTTTACGTTGATCTATTAACTCTGATTGTTGAGTTGCTTGTATTTTTGTTCTAGCATCTTTTCTATCTTCGGCTGTTTGTAAGTTTTTATCAATGGTTTGCATTTTAATCTGTGCTAGTTGCATATCATATTGAAACTGCGCTTCCATTAGTTGTTTCTTTATTTGAGCTTCGGCTTGCATTCTTTGTATCTCAAATTGAGATTTAGCTTGTTCTACATTAACAGTTTCCTGAGTTAATGCTTGTTGTTTTTGAACTTCAAATAAAGCTGCTTTTTCTGCAGTCTGTTGATTCGCTTGAGCTTGCGCTTGTATATTAGCCATCTGAGCTTCCTGAGCGGCTTTTTGTTTTTTCTTTTTTCTGAATTTTAAAGTTTGATTAGCTAGTTTTAAATTTCTAATCTGACGAATATCAATAGCATCGTCAAGGTCTATACCTCCACTCTGTAATGCTACTTGTATATTTTGTTCTAATAAAGCTTTATCTTCTTCATCTGGCTCTAGTTCTAAGTAAATACCAAACTCATACAAGTTTAGATATTTCATTTCTTTTAAAGTAGATACATTATATGAAGTTATACTTTCTTCTAATGTTTTTGCTAACAATGGATAATCTAAACAATCTGCAATTCTTAACGAAACATTTTCACACGCTCTAAGGGTCAGAAATAAACTAGACTGTAAAATATGTTTAGTAGCAGTATTTGACGCATTAGCGGCCATCTTTTGAAGTCCTACTAATGTATCTTTATCAACCATACTTCCGTCACGAGCTTCATTAAGTCCAGTAACATCTCTTATAAGTTGTAAATAATATTGATAAGTTTGTATAAGCGAAGCTATCTTAGCTTGACCTGATGAACTACTTAATTCTTGAATTGGTACTTTACCTGGATTTCCGTTACCTTCTTGTGTTAAAGATCTACCAACTATACTACCAGTTTGGAAATACATATTTAATGCTTCAGCAGCATTATAGTTTGTACCATTACCTAAGTCAACTTCAGCAAGACCATCTACATCAACAAATACTCCATCAGGAACCATCTTAGACATTACTTGTTGTAATTTAAGATGTGTTAACTGAATCATATCAGCAAAACCTGTTACCTTGTTTACTAATGAATCTATTCTACCTTTATACATTCTAGGAGCAGTGATAACATAGTTCATTTCAACTTTTGTCATATTTGCAAATGGTCTAGACATGTTTTCAGATAATCTCCATTCTAACATTGTATTAGTACCTAGGATTTTAGCTCCAGTATATAGTACTTCTATAGTTCTAGATACTCTATCAAATTTATCGTTTTGAGGTGGATTGAAATCGTCTGTTTTTTCAATGACTTTTTCCATTCCGTTTTCTCCATACTTTATTTTAAAAACTTGATTCATATAAGTCTTATACTCGAAATATAATACTTGAACAGTGTTTTCATCATAATTACCCCAACCAGTTATATATTGTCTATTACCTGGCATTTCCTGAATTCGCTTTAATTCCTCTTCTGATAGACTAGGAAATTGCATTTTTAATTCTGGTATTGTAACTGCTTTAACTTCTCCAACATAGTATATATCTTCAAAGTTTGGATCTTCAGTATAAGAGTAAACTAAATAAGCTGGATCAACATATTCTAATTTAATACCTTCACTAACGTTAAAGTTTGTTTTAGTACATGCAATACCTAATACTGTTAAATCGTAATTTAATCTACGCTTAGTTAAGTCCCACTTGTTTTGTGCTAGTACGTTATTAATAGCTTCTTCTTCTGCTATCTCAATAGATTGCTTATAATTTAATTGCATGTGCAATTCTAACTCTTCTTTAGTCTCAGGAAGTTCATCTTTTTTAAGTGTAGAACTAGAAAAGTCTTCACCTATTAATTCTTTAGCTTTTTCAATTAAATCTTGAGAATGCATATCTCTTAATATAGATTGAGCATATTCTGTTTTTGCTTTTAAAGATTCTGGATCTTGAGCATACGCTTTTATATCATAACCTTTCTGAGACATACCATTAACTACGATGTCAACAAATTTAGATATAATAGGTACTGGTTTCCAATCTAAGTTTAAATATGAAATATCACCATTTGTAGCTAATTCATCTTTATACTTTTGAACAGACTGTTCTCCTCTAGCATATAATCTTAATTGATGAAAATTATTCCAATTAGTTAAGTATCTATTACCCGTGGTTCTACCTTGGTCAAACCATTCTTGTTCTATAGCACGTGATACTTGCAATCCATATTCTTCGGAAGCTTTAACCGCATCAGGTACGACTTGACTAGGAAATGCGCTATTTGTATTTGTGTATATATTCATTTGTATATTTTTGATGAAGAACCTGTATTGTCATATTTTTTAATTCCTAAATTATGCACCTGTCTAATTATAGGGTTGTTTGGAGTATATCTATTCTTATTGCAAGCCATTATCGCTAATCCAGAACTAATAGAAGCATCATGTTTTGTTCTATCATTTATATTAAATCTTGCCCAGTCGTTTAATGTTTTATTAAAGTACATTGAACCAAATCCATTTTCTGTAAAACCAACATGGTCTTCTATATATGATTCAATAGCAGCGGCGTGAGCTTGTTTAATATCCTCACTAGAGTTTGGTATTCCACCAATATCTTTTTCTGTTATAGATAATTTAGCATATATTTTATCTGGTCGATTCATTGAGTAACCTCTGTAACCTCTTCTTTTAAAATGAAAAAGTAATCTAGGTTTGTTATTTTCTGCTAGTATTGGCATACCGTAGAATACACATGCCATTAAAACTTCTTCAAAAAATATCTCAGCAGTCTGAGGTCTAGCAATGTATTCTAAAAAGAAACTATTAGCAGGTGCTTCGTCCATTGAGAATTTAGTTAATCCACTCAATGCTCCATTAGATCCTTTACCATCTACAGTTCCTGATATGTCATAAGGGTCACATCCAAAAGCTCCTAAATGCTCATTACCTGGATATTTACTACCATTTTTAATAACTACGTTATTTTGTAAATGTTGAGGTGGTATCCATGATATTAAAAATCTACCGTCTCTGTTTGGGTAAAAAATAACCCTAGTATCTGGTATACCATTTTCCCATTGAAAACTTCCTTTAGTTATAATGCTTGTATTTCTTAAATCCTCATTATAATCTATTTGCTCATATATCTTAGTAAGATTAAACAAAGATTGTTTTGCTTCGTCTCTAAACGCGTGTTGTTCTGTTCTTGGAAACTGTCTGTAGTATTCGTTAAGACCATCTTGATCAGATTTTAAACCATCAACTTCATTTTGCCAATGTTCAATAACACCATATACTATTTCTCCACCATCAACTCCGTTGACTGGTTTTTCTGGAGTGTCGAATACAGGTAAGCCATAAGTGTCAATGAATCCTTCGTACGACCATTCCATAGGTATGAACAAACTATATAGTCCTGAGCTAGTCTGTCCATTGCGGTTTCTTTTTGTAACATCTGAATTATAATAAAGTGTTTTAAAATTCTCCCCTCCTTTATCTAAAGCATTTGAAGTTGAACCCATCATACACTTACCAATAATCCTACTACCTAATCTAAGAGTTGTTTTAGTAACTCGCCAGTTGTTTAATATATTATCAGGTCTTTCCCATTTACCACTTTCATCATGAACTAACAGTTTTAATTTTTCACCATCATAGCTGTTATCACCTGTATTTTTCCAGTCAATAGTAGTATCAAGCCCGTCCATCTCTTCAGCTTTATCATTAGTATCAAGTTTCTTTCTTGTAAGTTTAGAAGCAGGTACTCTATAAGCTAATTCTGTTTTAGGTCTATCCATACCATCTTGAATAGGTTTAAAAAAGAAAGGATAATTTATTGATATTGGAACAACTTTGTCGGTAAACATTTTTTTAGCATCTGCTCCCGATTTTGATAATATACCAAATCTAGAGTCACTTGATATGGTGGCCAAGTTAACTAATTCAGAAGATGACATAAATGAGAATCCAGAACGTCTATTCTTTAAATAACATATTCCGTAACATCTAAGATCTGCTTTACAAGCTTCCCAGAATATAAAAAATAATCTATTTGATTCTCTGTAATCTGGAGCACCAATATCTATTTTACTCCATTGCAAGTACATATAGTGCGTACCTGTTATATAAGTGGGTTTACCGTTGTTGTAAAAGAATAAACCTTCCTCTCTATACTTAAACTCGTTATCAATATAATCATACCATCTGTCTTTAAATACATCAGGTTGCTTGTTCCAATCAAACGTGCTTTTTATTTTACTTATTTCTTTTGGGTAACTCATTTGTTCCCAATATTGTTCTTCTTTTTTAGAAGACCTGGAATAAGGGTTTTCAGATAATGGTAAAGCTATTTTTAAATTTTGGATTTCAATAATTTCACCAATCTTTCCAGTTTTACTAATAACAACCACATCATGGTCTTTATTATACCCATACTTCCATTTTTTTAAACGATTGTCCTGCTTAATAACACTTGACTTTATATAGTCTGGTATTATTTTATATAAAGTTTGCTCGTACATTATTTAGATCTCCCTTCTGCAAAACCTTTAAATACTTTTACTTCAGCTTCTTTATCTCCTTCAACTAATAACTTTTCTTCTTCTTCGATACGTGTTAGTATTTCAAAAGCATCGAAGATTGCTAATTTTTTTGTAGCAGCAGCATTTTTTAATTTATCTGCGCTTAAATCATCGTCTCCATTATTTAAGATCGCCTCTTCAGCAACTTTAATTAATTCAAGAACTGCCTTGTGCCCAGCTAGGATTATATTCTGCTTCGTTTCCTTTATATTCATATTTAATTACAATATCATTAGATTTCATACAATAAAGTCGTTCCCCATCTATGATAAAATCAAACTCACCATAAGGAGTATAACCTACAAGGTCTCCCTCGTTTATTTTAAGCTCTTTTAGGGAGTTGTTTCCGTATTTTAATATACCAATAAGGCGTTGCTCTTTATCAAGCTTTAAAGGGTCAATATTCTTTAATGGTTTTATAAAACATCTATCACCTAGAGTTTTCCATTTGCCTTCTGATTTGTATAAATAAATTTGATCTATATCACAGAAGTACATATTGTCCATAAAGTATGCTCTACTATTTTTTTGATTACCTCTAATATCATAGAATCTTCTAAAAACATTATGATGTATAACAATAATATCACCTACTTTTATATCACTTGAATAAGCTAGCGGGGTAGATATTACCTCCGCTAAATTATTCACAGACTTAAAACTTTCTATTTTAGTATTCAGTATTAGCTCTTTGCCTTCTACCTTAATTTTATTATCGTATCTTTCACCTACCGGTTTCACGATAAAATTAAATACACTTTTCATTAGTATTCCAAATCGTATTCTACGGAGATTGCCATGTTAGCATTAAACTTTTTCCAAGGCATAATCTCATCTTCTTTTTTAATATATATGTTATAAGAAGAATCTGTTTGATCTAACTTGATATAAGCAATTTCATGACCGCCGTATACTTGTTGCCCAATGGAATAGTGCATTGCTTCGTTCTTATAGTCCGTACCAATACTTATTTTTCTTATAACTGAATCCATTTTACACTACATTAAGTTTAGCCTCAGTTTCTTTTTCATCTTCTACAATTGTATAAGAACCGTCTTCTAAATTAATATTAATTGCACCATACTCTTCTTGTAATCCAGATTTAAACTCTTCGTTGAATTTGTTTACTTCTGCAATTTGATGTAGCAATCCATGTTTTTGTGATTCCAAAATACCAATATTTACCAATAAGGTATTTAATTCTTTTTGCCCTTTAACAATTGTTTCTAATTGTTCTGTTGTAATCTTTTTTGTTTCTTCCATTTTTTATTTAATTTGATTGTTATAATTATTTTATTATTTATTAGCAAACCTGAAAATTTGGAGTCATTTCACCAACAACAAATTCATATTGGTCGGCGCCCTCCCCGGCCCCGCCAAATCCATTGAATGCTTCATTAAAATTAGGATCGTTATAATATAGACCCCCAATTACCAACTCATTTTCAAGACTATATACAGTTGCAATTGGTATAAGGTTAAGGCAACCATATAAAAATATTTCATTTACACCAGGAGGCAAGGCTGGTGCATTATATCCCCCCCATCCTATTCCAATACCTATTCCCCACCCCATTAGTAAAGTGCTACTATGTCCGTGCAAGTTGTACTATTATCACCATCGCCTCCATAAACTGCAGAAACTATAACTGGAAAAAAAGTGCCACTTGGGATATTAATAAAAGTTGTCCATCCGGTTTGTTCTTCATTTGGATTTAATATATTAGCGTTACCTCCAACAACTCTGCATATTAATGTACCACCAACGCCTATATATAAAGCTGCTGGGGCTATATTAGTAGTTCCATTAGATGGATCGCCAGATGGAGTTATATTTTTTGCTCTTGTTCCAAAATCTGGTTGATTTCCGTACTGTCCCATAATTTATTTATTTAGCTTTTTTCTTAGCTATGTTTTTTTGTCTCATTGATTCAGCTCCACCACTATAACTAGACGAACCTTTTTTACCTTCTGCAACATCAGCTAAGTATTGACCACCTTGTTTGATTTTATCAATTGCTTTACCACCGTAGTATTTTGCTACTTTTAATAAGTCAGTGTTAGCTGTCATTCCTGGAGCATTACCTCCTGCAGATTCTGTTTTATCGGTAGAACCTTTGAAACTTGGTTTAACTTGCATTAAAGCAGAAGGAATTCCATTTCCTGTTTTTGGGGAGTTACCTCTACCCGCGTTTTGTTTATAAGCCATTTTGTTTATTTCTTTAGTATTATTATTACACGTATTTATTGCTTTTTATAAGCTTCTACTTCCCAGGGTAGTTTTTTAGACCCTTCTTTCATAGAAGATCTTGGATATTTCTTACCTTTCCAAGTTACTGAAGTATCTGTATAGTCCAAGTCGCCTCTTTTCATTTGATCGATGTGAACCATTTCATGCTCTATAGTTTTACTTTTCTCTAATTCTAAAGGTGAAACATTTTTGTTTATAAGAATAGAACCATTATTTTGAGCCATACCCAAAACATTATCGTCCATATCAACGCTGTATATTGGAGTGTTGTTTGTAATATATGGCGCTCCATTCATTACAAATGCCATATTAACATTTTTTCATTTTAGCAGGAGATTTTGTTTTTCCGTATTCTTTTTTCATATTAAGTGGGGTAGGTTTTTTAGATGAAACACCTGATCCATTTTTCTTTATTTCATATCTTGGTCCACTACTAGCTTCTTTCATCGTTGTCTTTTGTTGTTTAACAACTTTACTAGGTAAACCTATCATATCACTTTTGTAAGAAACGTCTTTTTCTTTTTTAACTGTTTTTTGACTTAATGGAGTTTTCATAATTTTTAAGTTTATTAAATTCACCTATAAATTACTCTATAGGGGATTTTAAATTAATTGTTACGATATCACAATAGCTGTGCAAGTCTGTCCGCTAGGTAAATCCACAGAAGCTAAGACTGGTCCGTTAAGCGTTAAAGCAGCATTATTGATAGCATCAGTAAATGCAGTTGTTGCTCCTACTGTTGTTAGAGCTAGTAATCTTCCGCCAGCTGCTAATTTAACACTAGTAGCACTAAGATATTGCGTAATTAAACCGTCTGTAGGTATAAGAGTTGTTCCTAATCCTGTAACTGGAATTGAGATAAATTTTACCATTTTGTTTTTTTTGTTTTAGTTGTTTATTATTGTTTATTATTATTTTTTAGTTATATCGAGTATATCTGCTTCTAGACTAGGTTTTGTTCTTTCTTCGTATTCTTTAATAGAATTAGTTTTCTTAGTTATTCTACCTTCTACTCTTTTTATTTTTTTACTGTTCTTTTCTGTATTTTTCTCTAGATTTTTCTTTCTTTCTTCTAGTTTAGATTTTCTTTTAATATTAGATTTATTAATATCTCCTGAAGTTCTAGAAGCTAATGAAGCACCTACTGTTTTTCCCATACCAATTATAGCGCTAGCAGCACTTGTACCATCATATACCGTATCTGGATTAAAACCACCAGACTCATAAGCTCCACCTTTTACGCCGTAAGCTCCACTTTCTCCACCTTGATCAACAATACTTCTTTGTAATTGAAAAGGAGAACTGCTATTTTTCTTTACTAAACCTAAAGACATAACTTAAAATCTAGATTTAGCTCTTGATGTTATTGGACCTGCTAAACAAGTTGGTTTATCGTTATTAAAGATAATACCATATTTTCCACTGCTAGATCCTCTTCCTTTTGGTAAAGAGTCTGTATTGAAAGGTCCATTCCATAACGCGTTAGCTCCAACACCTGAATCGGCTGCTAATTTGTCATGAGAATCCATTGGGTGTTTTTTTATATTTACATTCATAATTATTGAGAGTTTAAATCGTAAGTTGGTGTTATAGGTTGTTGTACTCCTGTTGGAGGTGGAACTGGAGCGTAAGGACTTTGATTAGCCGTTGGATCTATAGTTCTACCAGTTAATGGATCTACAGTAATCTGAGATTCTGCTAAGTTCATGTTTCTATTGAAAGTACCTGGTACTGTTTGACCAAAAACACTACTTATGGTGTTTTGATTACTAAGAGCAGTTGGACTTATTTGATTATAATCCATATTTGTTAGTTATTGATATTATTGTTATTTCTTGTTTTATCTCTATTAGTATTTTCTATAGCCGTTATCATAACAGTATCCATATACGTACTACCACTCATTATAGAATTTCTATTACTAGTTGGTATATCTTCTTTGCCAAGCATTATTCGGTACATTTTACTTATTAGTTGTTTGCACTTAAATGAAACTTTATATATATTATACTTTTGTGTTGTATGATTTCTTTCTCTCCAAATCGTTATCCAACCTTGTTTCAACAAATCGTTCCAGCGTCTATTGTTCCAACTATATGCGTATGTACCTATTTTAAAATCTTGTTTTGTAAAGAAATCCATGCAATCAAAATAAATAAGAAGTTCTAAGTCAGCGTCTGTCAAACCATTGTTTCTACACGCCCATCTTCTTATTATTCTATAATGTTTTAGTAATCCAATTTCCTTTATATCTGTAGGTTCTAATCTCATTATAGAACAACTACTACGTCTTGGATTTTTATAATATGATATGTTTCTTTGCCAAGTTCTATTTTATGCCCAGCGTGTCTATCATAGAATATCACATCTCTTTCTTTGATACCAACTACGTTTTCTCCTACTGACATTACTTGTGCTTCTATATATCTAATATCTTCTCTTTGACTTTCGGCAAGCATTAATCCACCTTTAGTTTTAGTGGTACCTTCTTTTACTTTCTGTATAATTAAATTTACACCTATCGCTTTCATTATGCTCTTAAATTATTAATTACACAGTCAGTTGATAATATTGTAGTCGCTACAGAAACGGCGTTTCTTAAAGCACTTTTTGTAACTAGTAAAGGATCGATTATACCTGCTTTAATCATGTCAACTGTTTCTCCAGTTATAACATTGAGACCATACCCAACTTTTGATATTATCTCTATAGGAGCGTCTTCAATTCCAGCGTTGTCTAGTATAGTTTTAAAAGGTGCTCTGATAGAATCTAATAATATTTCTTCTCCAATTGAAAAAGTATCTATGTTATAAGATGCATTCAACAAAGCAATTCCACCACCCGCAACAATACCTTCTTTAATAGCTGCTTTTGTTGCACAAATAGCGTCTTCTATTCTATCTGCTTTTTCTTTTAACTCTATTTCCGAATTAGCACCAACTTTAACTACGGCTATTTTAGCAGTTAAACGTGCTAGTCTTTTTTCTAATTTTATAACTTGTGGACTTGTATTATTTTCTAATAAAGACTTTTTAATATCTTTAATTATATCTAATACCTCTTCAGAACTATCTCCAACGTGAAGAATAGTTTCTTCGTGATTCGTTATACTCTTAATACATGTACCTAACATTTCTGGTTGTATTAAGTCTAAATCATCGCCTAAGTCTTCGTTTATTAATACTGCGTTAGTTAATAACGCTAGATCATCAAAGGTCTCTTTTCTGTTTATTCCAAAAGTAGGTGCATTAATTACGTTTACTTTTAAATTACCTTTAGACTTATTCATTGCTAATGTAGTTAGAACTACCTGTTCCATGTTTGCTATTATAAGCAATGATTTATTGTTTTTTATAATATACTCTAATACAGATTGAATTTGTCTAATAGATTGTATTGGAGATTCTACTAATAATACCAAAGGATTATCTAGTTCTGCTGTTTTATTTTTTTGATTTGTTACAAAGTGAGAGTTAGTTAAACCCATGTTACATTGTACTCCTTCTACTATTTCTAAACTACATTCTGGATCTGAAGATGTTTCCATCATAACAATTCCAGTATTACCTACAGACCTAAAAGCATCTCCTACTATCTTACCTAATTCAGCGTCATTATTTGTAGATATAGTTGCTATTTGATCTAACATATCTCCTTCTACAACTATAGAGTGTTTTTCAAGATATTCTATAACTTTATCAGCGGCTTTATTTATTCCTTCTTTTATCTTTCTAGCATTTGGATTTTCTATGGCATAAGCGTTTTTTAAAATAGCATGTGCTAAAACAGTTGCTGTAGTAGTTCCGTCTCCGGCTTCTCTAACAGTCTTCCTAGCTGCTTCTTTTAAAAGTGTTGCTCCCATGTTTTCTACTGGATCTAATAAAATAATAGAATCAGCGACAGAAACCCCATCTTTTGTAATTACTGGTCTTCCAGAAGAATCTTCTAAAAGAACACACTTACCACTTGCTCCTAAGGTAGAACTAACTGCCCTAGATAATTTCTCTATTCCAGCAAATACTTTATCACTAGCTTCTTTTCCGAAACTTAAATTCTTGACTATAGCGTCTGACATAATTTTATTTGATTTGATTTGTATAGTTTATATATTACATAGTTTACTGTTATTTTACAATACTTAAAATTAAATTAAACGGTTCCTTGCTCATTATATTAAATTTTTTAAAAATAAAAGTGCAGCCGGAATCATTGTTGCAATTATATCTTTTACATCAAATCCGCCGTAAGAGTACTCATCGTAGCATTCTTTTGCTAAAGCAAATAAGTAAACAATACTTAAAGAAATAATTGAATTAAAAAATAAGTTTGATATAAAATAAATAACAAAACCATAGATAAAATGGTTTGCTTTATCTTGAGGTATCAATGGTAGGTTCATAATATTAATTATTATATTGTTCTGGTTCTTTATTTTTAACATAAGAAGCTAAATTTAATCCTAACCCATAAGCTACAAATATAAATACAGTATTAAATACTTGTATTGCATAAATATTTACGGTTTTTAAATCTAAAAGTCTATCTGATAAAACAATATACGCTCCTAATGCTAAAACAAAAGGAAAAGCAACAATGATACATACTCTTCTTAAAGAATAAACGTGCTGTTTTTTAGTTTTATCGTATTCTTGTAATATGTCTTTTATGAAACTCATTTTTCTTTACCCATATAACTTGTTACATTTGTAACGCTTCCTTTAGTTAACACTTGTCTAGGTTTCACCACTGCTATCAAAGATACATCGTCAGCAATAGGTAAGGAATAAAACATTCCCACTTTTAAACCGCCATCAAGTGCAGCTGTATTATTTGCAAATTCTTTAAGTTCAAAAATATTTTGTTTATAAAGAGAAGGACTTGCAGCTGCTGTAGTAGCAAGAACTCTACTTAACTTTACAGAATGAACATAAGTTTGAGAGTATGAAATTATACTGAATAAAAAACAACTAAGTATTAAAATTTTTAGTTTCATGTTAAATAGATTTAAGTTGGAAGTGCATTCCATCTTTTCTTGTCCAAATTCCTCCCCAATCAAATCCAACATCTGTAAAACATTTTACAAATCCTGCAGATAGTTGTGGAGTTTTATGTAAACCATTCCAAGCAGCATTAACATCAATAGCTATTCCCCATGAATGTAATGAAGGAGAAGATGATCCTCTTTTGGCCCTTATGTTAAAACAACCATCAAAAGTTTTAAGTTCTTTAACAAATTCTCTGTCGATAAGATTTTTAAAAGCTTCTGATAAAGGCTTTATCATATCTCTATTACAATAAAGTCTTTTAGGAATTACACCTATTTCTAATTCTGTTGGCACGTCCCAAAGAGTCATTCCTAATTCTTTAACCGGGTCACCATATTTTTTTAAAGCTTGTACTGATGTTACCATAATAATTATTTCCTTAATTTTATTTTCCAATAAGCTTGTAATCCTACTTGTGCTTGACCATTTGCGTCAAGACCTGTATATACATTATATATTTGATCTGATTTTGTTTTAAGAAGAACTCCTACGTTAAATTGATTAATAAGTTGGCCTTGCCCTCCTTGTAAACCCCCTCCATAATAGACTTGATTAGTTCTAAGAGGCGGAAGGGTGATTGTTTTAGTTATAGTTGGATATTTTAAATCCCAAGCAACTTTTCTATAAGTAATATTGTTTTTGCTTACAGTATCGTTAATATACACATGCCCTATACTATCCAATTTAATTGTGTCTTTATATATATTAAGAGCTAGGTATTCTTCCGCTAACTTAGTATATTGTAATACAAGCTTAGCGTGATTTGGGTCTGGCACATAGCTAGTATCTGACACTCCTGGAATAGTTTTAACTAATGTAGGTTTAGTAATCACAGTGTTCTGTTTAACTACCCACACTGTATCTGTCTTAACAGAAGGTTGCTCAGTAGGGATGTTATCTTTATTACATTTCTGTAAAAGAATAACTGCTATTAGTATTAGTATAATAGTGTTAAAGAAATTTTTTTTAATCCAGTTTAATATAATCATTTGTTTTTGTTTAATTAATCTCGTCTTTATTTTTTTTTTCTAATAAATACCATCTTCTTAATGTGTAACCAGTTGCGGCTATAAAAGCAAGTATTTTCATTGCAGCATCTACATCCGTAAAGGATATAACAAAATAAGTTCCTGTAAGTAATGATAATTTTAAATCTAAAAAATACTGTTTCATTCTGTTAATTTTTCATATATTTTATTCTTAATTCCGTTTTATTATAAATATTATCCTGTTCCTTCGGTAATTACCCAATTATTAGGAGCACTTGTTAAAATAGCTTTGCCCGCTGCTCCTGCAACCGTGCTTACTTGAGTGAAGTTTAAATTTACTCCTATTTTTAATGGTGATAATAAACTCCATTTATTATACATTGCGTCTAATTGAGCTGATGTAAAAGGAATAAATATACCACCAGAACCTGAAAGTCTTATTCCAAAACTTGTCATAGTAGTAACTTTTCTAACATCCCAATCGCTAATATCTTGAGCAAATACACTTCTACTAAACATAGCCGTCATATTAGTGACATTACTTACATTCCAATTTCCTATTGGCTGATTAAATGCCCAAGCTTGTCTTCCTGAATCAAACATATTAGCCATAGTAGTAACATTGACAAGAGTAGACACTGTAGGAGTTGTTCTTTCCCAATTTGCTATAGGTTGATTAAATCCTTGACATCTACTAAACATAGCAGCTAAATTAATTGCACTTGACATATCCCAATTTTGTATGTCAGGACTATTGCCATTATTAAACAAAGCACAAAACCTAAACATTCCACTAAAATTTGTAACACTTGATACGTCCCAAGCTCCAATATTTTGATTGAATACACCTACACCAGTCCAACTAGAACCTTGAGTAGCAAACATAAAACTAAGACTAGTGATATTAGATATATCCCATTCATTAAGCCTTCCTATTGTACTTATAGAATTACAAAAAGAAAAACTATTAGCTAATGTTGTTATCCCTGTTAAGTTAGGTATATCTGTAATACCACTCATAGTTACATTTTGACATCCTTGAAAAGTTCCTCCATTATTACCAAAATGTAAAGAACCCCATTTTGTAACTGTTAGTATTTTTAATGCATCAGTATTGGCTTGACTAAATCTCCATCCTAATATTAATCCTTCAATCTTTACTGTATAAGTGCCTATTGCGCTATAAGTATGAGTAACTTGAGCTTGATTCCAAACTGTAATATTATCGGTAGTCCCATCTCCCCAATCAACTATAAAATTATATGTTCCTGTAGATTCTAATGGAAGCTTAATTTGAGTATTAGTACTTGACCCGGTTGAAACATTAGCAGTATTCCAAGTTGATGTAAACGTTCCACTTTTTTTTAACCCATAAATTTGCCACGTTGTTCTGTTCATAATTATAGATTTCCTGTTACTATAAATGTATCTGTAGTTAACATTCTCTTCAATGTAAAACTTAGACCACCTGCCATTGTTGTGCCTACCGCATTATTTAATGTAATACCTACTACGCTAGGAACTGTTAAAGTAATACCCGCTAATGTTACAAATGTGCATTCAAACCCATCGGCAAGGCCTAACGGAATATTTAGTGTTTGCGCTGCTGCTGTTTTAAATATAATTATTCCTCCACTATCGGCATTAGTTAATGTATATCCTGTCGTTCTTTCAACTACAAGTCTATTGTTTACATATTCTTTAGTAACAAGTGATTTACCACTTAAATTCGCATCTATTAGTGTGTTTGTAGTTAATGGAGCAAGTACTAATCCGTTTAACACAGTTTCAGTTACTAGCGAATTACCTAAAACAACTTGATTATTTTTAGTTGTAATTGCCTGATATCCTATAGCTACGCTATTAGCAGCATTGACTAATTGTCCAACAACCCCTCCTGCTTGTGAACCAATAAAAGTGTTTTGAGAACCACCTGTAAGAAGTAATCCTGATAAATTTCCAATGGCAGTATTGTTATTTCCTAAAACATTTTTTAAAGATTGATACCCAACAGCTGTAGTAAAACTACTAGCTGATAGCAAAGAAGATACTGCTTGATACCCGAGTACTGTATTTTGATTTCCACTGTTGTCAATTAACGTATCTAAACCAATTCCTATATTAGTAGCGGTATTATTATCGCCCCTCCATATTCTAATTGTATTTACTATGATATTGTCAGTAAAGTTTTTTAACCCTGAAAATGATTGGTCATTTATAGTAACGAGTCCTCTTGCTGTTACACTTGCACTAGGTAAATTAAATGTATGTGTTTCACTTACACTGCTGATATTAAAGTTTGTTCCGCTTGTACCTACAGCTAAATATTGAGTATTTGCAGTAAGTCCATTTAATGAAGTAACCCCTCCTGAAAATGTAGTAATGATTTCACATAAATGACTATCCTCAGTATGTAATGTAGCTGTTCTACCATCTGAATTATTAACTATATAAACTCTTATAGCTAACCTATCCGTAACTAATAACGGTGTTGTAGGTACTGCTAACGATGCTAAATATAAATCAATAGCTGTTCCCCCATTTATTGTTTCAGGTACTAAAGAACTTGATGCAATACTTGTAAATACAGCACCATTATATTTTAAAAGTTCAACATAAAACTTAGGGATTCCTCCGTTGGAAGACATTGAAAAAAACATTTCAAAATTCCACGCTCCACCCGGTATCTCAAGTCTATTTGGATTACCTATATCTGTTAAAAACTGTGCTATTAATCCATTACCTGTTAAACTAAAATCAGTACCGACTCCAATTACCGCATCATTATCCATTTGCTGATAACCAACAACACTTGATGGTATACTACCATTCAAATAATAATTAACAGACGAGCCTCCGCCTCCTGTTGAAGGAAACGCAGCTAACTGTCCATCTCCTCTAATATATTGGGAGGCAGTCCCTAATGCTGTTACAGCAAGAGCGCCGTTTGAAGTTAAAGGGCTATTTGCTACATTAAATGCTAAAGGCATTGTTAACCCTACAGAAGTTAATCCTTGAGTAGGTATATCACTAATTAAGGCCATCACTCCTGATTGATTAGGTAATTGATAAACACTATTAGTATTTATATTATCAGCTCTGAATATTGCCGTGTTTTCATTTGCTGTCAACCCTAGTTGTATATATGGTAATCCGTTTACATCAGTTGATATTGTTACGGCACCTGTTTCGTTATCCTGACTAGTAACTGATATATACTTTTCTAATCCTATTACCTTTATACCAACATTAGTAGTCTCTCCAATTGTTGTTACTTGTTGTAGATCAGGTATTATACTATCCCCTGCACTAACACTACCATCAGCCATTAAATACTGTAAATTAGTTCCACCGTCTTTTACAAAAGATCCACCTAAAACTGCTCCTCTTAATCTAGTAGTTGTTATCGATGTATCACCTATAGTAGTTGTATTGCTCCCAAGTCCCGTAGCATTATAACCAATAACTATCTGGTTAGATTGATTATCCCCTAACGGAGAAGTAAGGCAACCTAACATTACACTGTTGTTTAATATAGTCGCGTCCGATGTTTTATTAGCTAAAAACTTACCCGACTCAGATCCTATAGCAGTATTGTTACTTCCTGTCGTATTAAATAACAAAGACTGTGTTCCAACACTTACATTTTCATTACCTATCGTATTATAGAACGACGCATTATATCCCCAAACTGAATTACCATTACCATCAGTATTGTTAAATAAAGAGTAAAAGCCACCAGCTGTGTTACTATTCCCTGTTAAACTATTTTTCAAAGCATTGTCACCTATAGCAGTATTACCACTTATACTACCATTACCTCTACCTATAGTTAATCCATTTACTTGTATGTCTAATGTAGTAATATTACCTGTAGTTGTTACCTCTTGTAGGTTTGGTGCTTGGATGTCTAGGTTGCTAGCTATATAACCGTATATATCTAACATGCTAAAACTTTTCGTGAAGTTTTTCTTTTTACCGCCCACTAATTTAGTCGATGTACCTACTACTATATCAGTATCTAGTATATTAAAATTTAAAGGATAACTATATATTATTGCCATTTGTTTTTTATATTTTTATTGTTTCCAAATAAATTACTTTGCCGTCTTTTTTTAAAAATTTTTTGTATCTGTTAATTTGTTCATTTAATTCTTCTTCAGGTATCATTTCATACCACATATCAAGCATAATAACATCAAACTTTTTGTCAGTTGTAAAAATATATCCATCATCTTGAATAATTATCCACTCTGGTAAGATGTTATTTTTTTGCAATTCAATCACATCAGCATATTTTTCTATAATTGTTATACTATCAACAGATATTTTTGTTTGAAAGTATAAATTACCCATACCTACAAAAAGAGTGTCCCCATAAAAATCATTAGGTTTTACATTATTTTGGTTATACATCATAGCTAAAAGCTCATTGGGAGCTTCTATATATTTATTCAAATCATTCATTATTATCATTGATTATTTGCTTGTAATTAAATAATTACCAAGTTGTTATTGCACTTCTTTTCCAAGTATTTGTAGCAACACATACATACATATAATTAGCATCCCATCTTATTTCACCAAGAGTACCAGATGCTGACGCGTTAGCGGGGGCTGTGTTAAGAGTTGTTAATGAAAGAGATGGAATTTTAAAGTTTCCATTATGGTCTATTGACGCTTTCATTACCGTACCAACATAAAACTGCATCATATCTCCAGTATAAGGACCTTCAGCCATCTTTATAACCACACCTTTACCATTAGCTAGACCAATTTCAAATAAACCAGCAGTTCCTGAATTACTTAATCCGTTTACTGCTACACCAATACCGTCACCAAGATTATGTCCTTGTACTGCAACACCTGTATCAGCATTTTCTCCTTTTACAGCAGCATATATGCTTTGAGTTGATACTAATATTCCATTTGAACCTGTAGAGTGAGCAATTAAACATGGACCTTCGCCCCTAATGCTAACTCCCGGGATGGGAATTGCTGGCGTTATAATTAAACCAGCACTTCCTTTAAAAGATTCAATACAAGATAATGTTATCCTTCTATCTGTAGTAGCTCCTGCGGCTGTTACTTGTTGTAAGGTTGGTATTGTTGGGGTTACTGCTGTAGTAACAGAACCATCAGCCATTAAAAATTCACTTGATGTTCCGTCTAACTTTTTGATCGATGTTGCGACCAACGAACCATTAATCTGTAATTTATCTACACCGTTATTAGATGTTGAACCTAGTAAAAGATTTCCATATATAGCTGCTGCAATAGTTAAACTATTGCCCAAAACAATACTGTTGGAACCTAAACCTATCGCATTGTGACCTATTACTATTTGATTAGTTTGGTCATTACCTAATGCTTTAGTTTCGGAACCTAAAAACACTGAATTATTTGATGTTATGTTACTGCCAGAAGGAGAAGTTCTTCCGCCTGCGTTAACCCCTAAAGCTGTGTTATTTGAACCTACTCTATTGTATCCAAGTACCCCATTCCCAACACCTGTGTTATTATTACCTGTTGTATTACTAAATAAAGAACTATTTCCACTAGCTGTATTGTAAGAACCTGAAGTATTAGATTGAATGGCATTAAAGCCAACAGCAACATTTTCAATACCTGTAGTATTAAAAACCAATGCCTGCATCCCTAAACCTGTATTAAGACGACCTGTAGTGTTAAATATTAATGATTGATACCCAATAGCGGTATTGCCATCTCCTGAAGTATTCGCTCTTAATGTATTTGCTCCATTAGCGGTATTATTACTTGATGTATTATTACTTAAAGCATCTTTTCCAGTTGCGGTATTATTATTACCCGTTATATTAGAATTTAAAGCTAAATTTCCAACTGCTGTATTATTAATTCCGGTCCCAGAACCTTTACCAACTGTTAAACTATTAATATTAATATCTAAATTAGTAGTATTTCCAGCGGTTGCTACTTGTTGTAATGTTGGAATAGATGATAAATAAGTAGTAGTATCTACACTTCCATCTGCTTTGAGGAATTGACTTGAAGTTCCGCCTGATTTAATAAAACCATTAGCAGTTATATTATTTGTAGTAGTTGAACCTATATCTGTAACTTGTTGTAATGTTGGTATTTCAGGTTCTGGTAATTTGTCCACTATATAACCGTATATATCCAGCATGCTGAAACTCTTAGTCTGGTTCTTTCTTTTAGGCCCAACAAGAACCGTAGAAGTACCAACTAGTATATCAGTATCTAGTATATCAACATTTAATGGGTATGAATATATTATTGGCATAGTTTATTTTTTAACAGTTCCACTTGTCTAAAGCAAGTTTTTTTCTAGTTGGTTCTCCGTTTGGTTTTTTCATTGGTCCTGGCATACCAGACATCCTAGCACAGAAAGATTTTCTGCGGTTAGCGTCTTTACTACCAGCTTTTAATTCCGATGGTTTTTTAGTTACTGCCGTTTGTAGTTTACTCCCCGGGTTTTCTTTTCTATAACTTGCAACGCCTTTAGCATTGAGGCCGCCAGTCGCAGACTTCCCTTCTTTGCGTGTCCAAGCAGCTGTTTTCTTTAATGGACTACAACCGCAATCTCCATTGCAGCCACATCCTCTTCCACTCGCTTCCCCAATAGTGTATCCGTTATTTTTGCTTGTCCCTAACCCTTGAGGGCCTATCCCTTTTCCGTACATTTTATTTATGATTTTTCTATTTGAAATGATGATATGCAAGCTCTATCCGTTGATGTTGTTGTAACCTGTGTAATTATGTAAAAATCAGTGGCTGGAATTGCAACACTATTGATTGCGAAAGTTGAATTAGATGTTGATGTTGACGCACTAGCTGTAAAATCCCTTCCATAGATAGTTGTGCCGGATACCCAAAAGAATCTATCTACTGGAATATATTGATTACCAATAGGGCCATTGTATCTACCTATTAAAGTTGCTCCAACTGTTGTTGCCGCAGAATTTATATAAAATTCTATTGTCGCAATGGCAACGCTCGCCGCTGTAGTAGTTATAACGGCATTTAATTTTAATAAATTACCGTTTGTAAATATACTACTGGGTATTGGCGCTGAAATGCTTTGCAAGACACCGGCGGCGGTTTGATATGTGGATGATGCTGCTTTATGTAATGTTACATTACCTATTGTGTCAGCTATGTCTTGCATTGTGTACCATTGTTGCATAGCTTGTAAAGCTGCACTACCACCATATATTGTATTTGTTCTTTTATCGACCATAAACACTTTCTCGTCGCTTGGAATTATTGCCATTTTGTTTTTATTTATTAATTATTTTGTACTGTATTTTTTACCACTCTCACTCTTTGTTCCATTGCCATCATTTCCCCTATTCCTCTTAGCAGTCTCCCACTGTTGGTCTTCATGATCCCAATCCTTACCATCTCCCTTAGGATCCGAACGATGCTTTCTTTGCGCATGCGCCTTCTTCGCTCTCCTATCATCAGTCTTAGCATAGGCTAGATCTCTAGCAGCTTTTTTCTTGGCAGCTAAAGGAGATAACTTTTGTTTCTGTAAAGGTGATTCCGCTACTTTCTCTGCATTAATAAACTTACCTGTTTTATTTACCTTTGAAGTGAATCTATTTATATCTGATCCTATTTTAGCAGCTCTTGTTACATTGCTTATTCCTTTAATAGCTTTAATTACTTTAGGTATCTTACCTATAAGTGGTATTGCTCCTAATGGTTCTAGTATATCATCAGAATTTGTTTTGCCGTCATTCCAAGCTTTCTTAACATCACCATGCGATGTATATCCAGTAGGATCCACAAACTGTACAATAGACTTAACTATAGGATTTCTATTTCCGTATTCTTCAAAAGACATTGGGTTACTACCTTTTGCTTTAGCTTTAAGTCTACTAGCTACGTAAGGATCTTCTTTTTGCTTTGTAGATGATTGAGATCTTAGTTGGAATGCCATGATATTAAAATGTTTTGCTGTAACTAATGTTTGCTGTCATATTTGGCTTTAACCCAGGAATTTTTTCAACTCCTACCCCAGCAGATAGTCCTCCTTTATTGTAGTTCAACCCAGCATTAAAGCTTTTTCCTTCTGGTGATATATTTGCACTTGCATTGGCATTGAATTTTCCAGAGTTAGCGTTTAAATAAGGGCTTAGTGTCATTGTTTCTTTATCAGCGCTAATGCCGGCCTCAACTGTCTTCCTCCCTTTACCAGGCGGAGTGAATTGTTTTATAGGTGACTGTGATCTTAATTGGAATGCCATAATGTTGTTTTTAGTTGCGGATCAAGGACTCGAACCTCGCCTCTGGGTTATGAGCCCGGAATGCTGCCAATTACACTAAACCGCGTTATAGATATACTATCACAAATAAACAGTGATTTTTACATATTTGTTTAGTGTGACAATAGCCTATTACTCTTTCTTTCTAGTACCCTAATGTCATAGTATTGAAAATAAAAATGTATCATATTATATACATAATCAACGCTTTTGTCCATAATATAATGCATCGTAAAAAAATACTGTAAAAAAAATTTTTTTTGTTGTGAGATATAGGGAATTATGAGATATAGGGAATTATAGGGTTACTACCCCTTTTTCTATTTTCTTTTTCAAAAGGCAAATTGGTTTTTAAATGGCGGGTTCCCCAACTTTATAGGATTTAGGGGTTTATAATGAATGTGATTGGCATGGTTTAAAAATAGGGTTTAGCTATTTATATTTGCTATACACGGAGTTACTATTTTTTTAAACTTTATTCAAGCACACGGAATTACTATTTATTTTATTTGATAATATATTTGAATTTAAATTATATATAAAATTAATTATATATTAAACCATAAATTCAACCACAGTTATGAATACAATCACAACAAAACGTTTCGTTATCAGAAAGTCTTTGATCGGAACAAACACAGTAATCACTTTCACGAACAACAAGAACGTTGAATGTACTTACGACCACGACAAAGTATATAACCAGTTAAAAGCTAAGTTCGATCTTATGCCGTGCTTTGCTAAATATGGTTCTTATACTAATACTAATAACCTACCAGCGTTTGTACGAGCGCTACCTGAGTTAGTATAATGCATCGACCTAAGCAAGTCGTTAAACTGCTTAATTTATTAATCTAATATATATAACATGAAGCATGTAAAGTATTTCTTTAGTTGTGCAAAGCCACAGGTCATCTTCGGATGTTCAATAGCAATGTACTTTGTAGTAAGATCTTTGATACGATAATTAAATAAGGGATGTCGAAAGGCATCCTTTTTAGGCCTGACTTTGAAATAGAGTCGGAAGAGTAGACTCCGTCCTACGTCATACTTTCGTATTACATTGTAGTAACTATCTGCTATACACGGACTTACAAGTTTTATAGTCAGATAATATATTTGAAGATTAATAATGATCTTCATTAACTTAATATATATTACCATGTCAAACACAATCACTACAAAAAGATTTGTAATCAGAAGAAGTCTAATTGGAACTAACACAGTAATT